CGTGGTCTCAATTTTCCGCCCCGTCGTCTTCAGCCCGTGCGAGATCAGACGCCACAGACCCGCCTCCCGGTTCTTCAGTGCCTTCCTCGGCATCTGGTTCTTCGACTTCTTCGGGGGTGATGTCGATGATTGGTTCAAAAGATTCTCTAATTCGTTCGAGTTCACGTTCAACGTCCTCTCTGCTCATTTGGTCGATGGAGCCTGTTCTGATCTCTGATTTGCTGACGTATATGTCACCCTGGGCCTGCCCCCGCCTGTACTCGGCCTGAACTGCCGCGCTATATGCGCCGTTCTCCAAAGCAATATCGCGGATCTTCTGGAGATCTCGAACATGCTTCTTGTATCCGACGGCGTACATTTCATCCAGTTCGTCCCGGTAGCGCGTGATTTCAGCTACAACGTGGGGACAATGCTTCGGGCTTGTAAGCTCATAAGCCCGAGTATGGGCCGACGCCGCCGGATACCCGGCACGGACAGCCGCTTCGCGCATAGTAATCAATCCGTCGTTGCTGACCAGTTCCTTCACGAACTTCTCCTGCCGCCGCGTTAGCTTACGATTTGGTCCTCTTGTGGCGACGTTTTTAGCCGGTGTTTTAGACTTTGCCATAAATTGCTCCAAACGGCTGTTTATCTAATAAAATCAACGCTGTCCCGCCAATGTCCCACCGTTTTACTTTAAGAAAGCCCTGTAAAATGATATGGGATTAGACCCGGTCAGTTAATACTAGGTATATTACCAGCTAAAACGGAGAAAAGAACTCTTTTTAACTAAGACTCTGTCCCATGAGCAATATATGGTGGGACGGAGCCGGGACGGCCCAAAACCCAAAAACACTATATAGAATATGGGGTTATAAAACTGTCCCACCTGTCCCACCGATCCCGTCTATATTTTGGGACTTTTTATTTTTTTAATTTTTCAGAATTGACACTATAGTGGGACGGCGGGACACTGCGGGACGATAGACTTCTCAGCGGTGCTGCGATGCCGTCGCAAACCTGCACCTTTTGTATGCTCCATCTACCGCCCCTAACGGGCGCAGTACCCGGCCCCTTCGCGGCCCGACCTTTGTTTGCAGGACGTGGAGCCTGCTTCGATCATAGAGGGCGGTCCCCTACTATCCGGTCACTACCCGGAACGTTCTGTAAGCTGCTTGAAAGAACCGTGGGCCGTGGTTACTGATTAAGGGTTACTGATTAGTGAAGCTTGCAGTTGAAGGTAACAGGCACGGCCTTTCGCGCCTCGCCCTTCTCCCGTGGCTCCCACTCATACCGGCTTTCAAGGCCGATTCGCTGGTTTCGTAGAACCAGCATGGCGGCGCGGCCCTCTGCGAGGTCCAGTTCATCGCCGTCGTTGTACCACTGGTCTCCGGGGAAGGTCTTCCCGTCCTTCTCAACGGTCTCAACGACCATCGCGGGGATTGAACATTGCCATTCCCAGTCGATGGTTTCGTTGCCCAGTAATCGGAAATACACGTTCCAAACCTTATTGTCTGTTGCCATGGTTGACTCCTTCCATGTGAAAGGCCCACGGCTCATTCAAACAGCTTTCATATTCACAATGTCAAATAGCGGCGGCGCGTTCGCGCTTCTCATTTCTTAACACCAGTATATCAGACTTTTCCCATAAGGTCAAGCATTAAAATTGCGACAATTTGTCGCACCTTCCAGAAAAAAGCTGATTCGACTAAGCTGATTCGGTGTCCGGGAAAAAGAAAGATACAGACCGGGCCGGGGGTCGCCATACGACGGGCGACGTTTGCGAGGCCATTCTGACGGAGTACCTTCTCCGACGCGGATGGTTCGTCCTTAGACCCATCACGGCCCATGGTCCTGTAGACGTTGCGGCGATAACGCCGGAGGGCGAACTGTACCTGTTCGACTCAAAGAACGACAGCAAGCGCGTGAATCGTGGACGGAAAAAAGAGGCTAGGATACATCGAATCAGGACGCCGCTTCAAAAGAGGCTGGGCGTTCGGATCGCCTACGTTGACATGGACAAAAGAGAGATCTGGATCGTCCCGGCTATACCTGCTCGCCGGGATTGACTGGAAAGCAGGCAATGTTGTGTACTTCGGAGACAAGGGGCGCAAAAGACTGGATTGCAAAGGCTTGCAGGACAGGCAGGTTATTGTAAACGTACAGGGAACAGTCGTAGAACGAATCAAAAACTAACGGGGAACCAGCGTGTTCTTCAATAACGATAATGTTGTCGCCGGTATAGTCTGGCGATGCAAACAACATCAATATCGCTATCATAAATTTCATTCAGCCGTCTGGTTCTTCCTCTAGCCAGCCCCCTTTGATGATGTCTTTTTCGTCTTCTTCCGGCAGCGAATCAGTCGTATATGGTTCGTGTACGACGGGCTTACCTCGCTGGATCACGGCCACCACCTTCTTCGGGTTGCCGTCGTCGTCAAGTATGGTGATCGGCAGTTTCATTGTCCCGCCTCATCTATCCAGCGTTCCTTTGCACCATAACTTTCGTGCGTTGATTTTGACTCCGTATTGCAGTCGCCGCAATAAAAATGTGCGACGCCGTTCACCTCATAGATAAATTCATCCAGTCCGCCGCAGCGTGAGCACCGCCTATCTTTGAGCATAGAATATGTGATCTCCTATCTGCTGCCGCCGTTCCAGTTCCTTGGACCATGAAGGCTGAACCCATGTGGCGTGGTAGTGCGTCGCGTCCTCCAGGCCCCGCATTTCGACGCGGTTGATCGTCAGCAGCTTGGCTAGGTCTTGGGCCACGGACCATGCTTCCTTCTCCGCTGGCCGCTCGGGTTTGCCGTCGCAATAATAGCTGAATTGACATTTGTGCCTGACCGGGTTGCCGTTACGATACTTACCCTGCCTGACGACGGCGCATACCGTTTCCGGGTAGCGTGGATCACGGACCCGGTTCTGGATGACGATGCCTACGGCCAACATGCCGCGCCAGCCTTGGTCTCGCGCTTCAAAATACATCGCCTCGGCCAGACAAGACTTATCTTCGCTGGCTTGGGCGGGTATCGGCACCACCAGACCAATAAGAAGAATGACCAACAGCGCCAGAAGCACAAAGCAGGTCCGGATCGCCCACCGCAATCGTGTCCGCAGGCTATGCACCAGTCTCATGCGGGCGTAGGCGCTGTTATCGATTATCATTGGATCGGCCAAACGTATGCGAGATCGTCGGGCTCGGTCCAGCCAAACTTGCCGTAAAACTCCGGGTCTTTCTTCAGGAGGTTAGACCTGTGGCTGGCGTGAATGTCCTCGCGTCCCAGCCACCCCGGCAGGCGTATCGCGCCGTAGGACTCCTCTTTCTGCATCGTATTTTTGTAGCCCCGGCGCACCCACTCTTCGATGCACAGGTCCTTGTAAAAAGCGAGAGCATTTTCGTAGCCCCGCCACATCTTCGTGGCCGGGTGGTTGGTCCAGCCCTTGGACTTACCGGCGAGCGCGTTGAGGATCTGGAACGCCTCAACGCGCTGTTTACCAAGTCGCCGGTAGTCGAGGCAGCGAACGGACTCGCTCATGGAGCGGTACGGCAGAAAAGTCTGCATTACTTGAACTCTTTAACAGGCAGCAGCCAGTGGTACTTTTCCACGTCCGTGCCGCAATGGCTACACGTCAGGGCTTCCCACGCAAAGTTGTGAACGTGGGTTGCACCACCGCACTCCGGGCAGAAAACCGTTTTCCCTTTTCTCCCGGCGTGGGTCCATTTTGGGACCTGCTTAAACTTCTTCGGGTCCGGGTCAAAATCGCTGACATCATCAGCGGGTGCATCCCATCCCTTGCCAAAAAGCCAATCCAAGAATTTCATCAGTTCGCCTCCTTCATGCGCTTGCCGCGCAGTTGCTGTGCTTTTCCTTCCCAGATGATCTTGATGTCTGGATCGTGGGCCGTGTCCCGTGCTTTCTCACACTGGGCTATGCGGCGCTCGGTCAGTGACGGCTTGAGCAACTGCTCCTGGAGCCATCGGTAACCCTCCAACGTTTTTTCAATCTCGTTCATAATCCCTCCTTTTATGAGACCTGTCCCATAAATAGAGGTACAAGATAGGATTGTCAATTAGTTTATTGTGGGGGGAAGTTCTTCGTCGTCAAGGCATCGCAGGCAACCTTGCTGCACCATGTCAACGACGCCTGCGTAGCACCACACGCAGAACGCCACCGGGCAGATTCCAAAGTAGCCGGTAACGCCGCCTTCTTCATTAACGTCGAATTCACAGTCGCAGATAGAACAGGTTTCTAACCCTGCCCCCTCTTTTTCTTCTTCATCCCGCGCCATGGCGATCTTGGACCCAATTTTTTGCGTGTGTTCAGGGGTCTCACCCTGTTTCGTCTGCGAGTTCTGGTAGGGGCAGTGTACGTGGGGACAGTTTTTTTAGCCATCGGATACTTCTAACAAAAAGACGCCCAAGGGCGGTAACCCTTGGGCGTCAGTGTCGTCGCGATTTACTGGATAGAAGGAGTCAACAACAAATCCAGACAGGGAATCTCGCAACGTGGAGAAAACAGCAATCATATTCAGACTAGTCTCATACATTGTCAACTAAATTATTTCCCTGCCGTGGAATTCTACGGAACCCGAGGTGTTCGATTCAAAAAGATACCACGCGGCGTTGTCTTTCCCCGTATGGCGGCTGCCGGGGATCCACTTAACGCGCCCAACGCTGACGATCTTTTTGCAGTAAGCTAGATACGGCGCGGCTTGCTTCGTATGCATCCAGTCTGCGTCAAATAGAAGCCACGCAGGACGAATGGCACACAGGTGCATAATCATGGGATGCAGTACGTCCCTGCTCCAGGGTGGGTTGGTGATGAAGAAGTCCACGTCCTCGTCGGCGTCTTCAATGTCAAACACATCCCGGACGTAAGCCCGGAGCCCATGCCCGCAATCGGGTGGAGTATCGTAGTGGTCTGAAAACTCTGTTATTGGTTTGACTTTCCAAGAGGGCGAGATGTCGCTCGCATACTCTAGGATAGGACAGAACTTTCCGCCGGGGGTCACGCCCTCAAAGCTGGACAGAGCCCGGATTAAGGCTCCGTCACCCGAGCAGGGCTCTATATATGTAAAGCGTTCGGGAAGATGCGGTATGAGGGGCTCCACCGCGCTGACGGGCGTAGGATAAAAGTCTCGTTCGTTCCTCTCAAAATTGGAACGCTTGCCCATTACAGGGAGGTGAGGATAAGGCCGACGGTATAGAAACAGGCGAGAGCAAAAACAGCGGTCACTTGTCGCCCCCCTTTGCCGTATCGGGTTCGGCTTCAATCCATTTCTGGATGACGTGCGTAAGCTGCCCGGAAATCGTCCGGTGCTCTTTCTTCGCCATGCTTTTCAAAACGCCGTAGGTGTCCAGCGGGACAACGACGCTCTTCCACTTCTTCGGGTCCATAACTTAGTTCCTTTCTTCTGAGAAGTTATGGGATTTGTCTACCTTAGTCAAGTTGCCCCAGTCGTCCCCTAGCGAAATATCGCTAGGCGTCGGAACCTCCAGTTCTACGGCGCTTTCCATGATATGGCAGAGGTTCTCGGCTTCATCTTGGTCAGCAACAGAGAACGCCAGTTCGTCATGTATCTGCACGAGAGGGATCTTGCCGGTGTCTTTGTAAACCGCAGCCATGCTGGCCTTGGTCTGGTCCGCCGCGCTGGACTGGATCAGGCGGTTCAACGCCTTGTATGTATACGCACGTTTAATGTTGTCGCCGTATTCAAGGTGTGCCTCTTCTTTTGGAAGCGCCTTGGCCGAAAGAAAAGCATTGGGCTCCCACAGGTCGAAGCGGCACTTGCGGCCCAGAAGAGACCTGACAAACCCTCCCTTGTCCCGGTGCGATACTTTACGCTGCACGGCGTCCATGAGTTCTTTAACGAACGGAACATCTTCGTGGTACTGGCGCATGAGCCGTTTAGCCTCGTCCGTTGTCACGTCAAGTTGCTCTGCTAACCGTGTTTGACCCATGCCGTACATGATACCCAGGTTGATGGTCTTTGCCTGCTTGCGCGGGATATTGGCAATGTCGGCAACCATCTGGTGGAAGTCGGTGTCTTCCTTGTCCCGGTATGCATCTACGAAGGCATCGGACCCTGAAAGGCCCCGGTTCGTGAGGCTCGCAAAGTGGACCAGTATGCGTGGTTCTTGCTGGTCAAAGTCCATTGACGCCCACTTCTCCCCCTCTTCAGGCAGGAACAGGCCGCGTATCTTCTGCGCCATCTCGGGGTTACGCGCTGGAATCTGCTGAAGGTTCGGGTTTGACATGCTGATACGGCCCGACACTGTCCCGCCGCCCTCGCTGCGTAACTGGTTGATATGCCCGTGTATGCGTCCATTGTCTGTGTAGCGAAAGATGCTCGACAGGAAGGTGTTACCGATCTTGTCGTACTCTCGCGCCTCGGCAATTTTTTGAGCAATCGGGTGCTCATGCTGGGACAGGAAGTTCTTTGTAAAGCTTGGCAACCCAGTCTTGGTGCGCCCGTATGGAATGTCGAGGTGGTCAAAAACCTTTGCGATTGAAGCCGCTGCCCATAGCTCCACGTTAACCCCAGTCTCTTTCTTGACTGAAGAGAGAAGCTTCTTGACGACCTTCAGCATGTCCTGCTTGAGACGCTCGGCAGCATCCAGATCAACCCGGATGCCACGTCGGGTCATGGCGATGCACAGCGGGAGCACCTCGGACTC